GGCCGAGGGCGCGCTGGCGGCGATCGGGCTTGAGCCCTGGTTGCGCGCCACGCCCAAGTTCGGCGTCCAGCAGCGCGCGCGCTCGTCGGGCATGGGCAAGCGCATCGGCTCGGACATCCTGAAGTTCCTGAGCGGCGACCAGATCGCGGTAGGGCCGGTCCACCCGATCACCTGGAAGGACGCCAACGCGCTCCTCTATCCCGAGGACCAGGCCATGGAGCAGCGGCGGGCCGAGGGGCTGACGCGGGCCGTGCGCGATCCGCGCCTGGCCATGGCGATCCAGAACGTCGCCACCCGCGCGCTCACCTATCTGCAGGGGAAGCTGCCACGGATCGTGATCCAGTCGCTCGCCGGCGACCGGACCGTGAAGCCATCGGCGCTCGACTGGGCTCGGTTTCGGGACGTCTGGGAGGTGGCCAGCAATCCGGAGGTGGTGCTGCGCGCGCTCGCCGAGGGCTCACTTACGCCTGACCAGGTGGAGACCGTGCAGGCGCTCTACCCCTCCCTGTACTCGGCCATCACGCAAGAGGCGGTCAACCAGGTGATCACCATGCGCGCCAAGCGGGCGCGATGGACGCTGAGCCCGGTCAAGGAGCGCCTACTGGCCACGCTCCGCCAGATGGAGGCGGGGAAGCTGGAGCTGGGCGCGGATATCCAGGCGCTCTACGCGGGCAAGGGAGTCTCTGGCCAGCCCGCTCCGGGCCCGGCACCTCCGCCGAGCTCGAAGAGCCTCAAGACCAACACGGCGTCGCGCGAAACGCCTGGTCAGCGCGCCGAGGAGCCAGTGATGTAATGCCGCTGATCGACTCCGCCACTAAGAAGGCGCTGCACGAGAACATCCGCCGCGAAATAGACGCAGGCCGGGATCCCAAGCAGGCAGCCGCGATCGGCTACTCGATGCAGCGGCGGGCGAAGAAAAAGAAGCGCAGCGGCTACTAGAGCCCGAACAGGGCGCGGGCCGTGTTCACACCGTGCGCCGCCCCGCCCACTACGTCGGCAGCGCGCTCCTTCAGGTTCCCCTCGCGAATCGTGTCGGCCATCTTGACGGCGGAGATCAGAGGGACCCCCTTCTCGACCAGGCCCAGCACCAGCTTGGCGACCTCAGAGTCGCCCTCGTTGCGGAGGGCACTCAGCGCGGCTCGGTTGGCAGCGCCGCCGATGATCTGCTTGGCGGGCTTGGCGATGAGTCCACCAGCCACCGAGGCGGCGGCCGTGACCGGGCTGTGCGCCAGTAGCGCGAGCGTAGCGGCAGCGCTACCGGCACCGTGGCCCAGGTTGAAGTGGAAGCCCTTGCTGCCCTCGGCCTTCGCGGCCAGGCGGTCACGGAGGGAGTTGGCGGTCGCGATATCCTGATCGATGGTCGTCAACGCGGTCGCCGCCCTGCGCGCCTCGGCCCCACCCTCGCTGCCGACCGCCTCGATGTGCTTGGCCAGGTAGTCCGCCAGGAACTGCCGCACCTCGGGGTCCTTCTCGCGCGACACGAGCTCGCGGAGATCCTTGGTCGGCGTAACAGCGTGCTGAAGGTCATCCACGCGGCGGCCCAGCTGGCCATCCGCCTCCACGAGGCGGCTCGTCTTCCAGCGGTCGCCAATGTCGCGGGCAGCATCGCGGAACTTCTTAACCTCGGGCCCCATGCGAGGCTGCTTATCCAGCTGATTGGCATGCGCCTCCATGGCGTCCACCAGCTCGTTAGTCTTGAAGCCTCCGCTGCCGTTCTCGGCGCGGTAGTCGCCCAGCGCCCCGACGCCCTCCCGGTCGATCGTGTCGAGGTGCGGGCGCGCGGACTCGTCCATGGCCTTGACCCGCTTCTCGAGAATCTGGGCTCCCTTTTTCGGTCCCCTCGTGAGCGCGTCGGCGACATCGTTGTCCCGCCTCACCAGCTCTTCGGCCGCCGCCGCCTCGTCCTCGCTCAGGTTCTTGATCGCCCCGACGACTCGCTTGGGAGCCCCGCGGGTCAGGAGGCGCGCGCCGCCGGTCAGGGCGGTCCCAGTAACCGCGCCAGCCACTCCCTGCTTGGCCGCCTCCTCCGCAGCCTCTCCGGCGCTCTTGCCGTGGGAGAACGCCTCGCCAGCGCCGGTCGCGGCCCCATAACCGAATCCCGATGTCGCCGCCTTGGCCAGCGGCGCGGCTCCCCGCATGAACCCCACCTCGGGGATCGCGGCAGCCTCGCCTACGCCGCGGACCAGGGCCGTGGAGGTAGTCGCCAGGGGATGCTGCTCGCGGGCCTGGTCCAGAGCGGCCGCTCGTCCCGCGCGGCGCTGCTCGAACGTGAGAGCGCGCTCCTCGGGGGTGTAGAGGCCACGAATGCCTGGAATCTTGGTGGCCAGCGTGTCGGTCGCGGCCCCGAAGATCGGACCGAGCCCGAAGACGTTGGAGCCCTCGCGCGCGATGGCGTCGATGACGCCGCGGTCCTCAGGAGGCTTGGGGGCCTCGGGCCCGAGCAGACCCAGCTTGCGCGCCTGGTCTGGCGTCAGGGTCTCAGGCAGATCACCCGCGGCAGGGGTCGGCGTAGGCGCAGCCGCCGGGATCAACCCCAGCTTTTGAGCCTGCTCGGGGGTTAGCGTTTCGGGCAAATCGTCGGCCGCCATCGGCTAGCCCTTCACAAGATGGTAGTTCCCGTCGGCCCCCAGCTCATAGTGGCCCTTGCCATGGCCGCTGATTGGGATCGTCTGGGGCGTCGCAGGGGCGGCTGCCTTCGGTGCGGCGGGCGCGGCAGGCGCTGGGACCTCGGCCTTCGTCTTGCCGCGCGCAGGGATCCCCTCCTCGTTGCCGCCATAGCCGCTCATGCCCGCGAAGTGCCGCTTCTCCAGGTCCGCGTAGTAGGGCGAGTCGCTGAACCCCTCTTTAAACTCCTCGTACTTCTCGCTGCCCAGGCGCTGCAGCTCCGCGTAGGTCGCTTTGAGCGCCTCCTTGACGTTGGCTTTGGTGGTGTCGCCCCAGCCGCCGGTGTCGCCGCTCTCCAGGCGATCCTGAAACTTCCCTTTGAGCCCACCGAGGTGGCTCCCAAATTGGGCATAGGCTCCCTGGGTCACGGTGCCGCCGCCGCGCGCGGCGATGATCATCTTGTCGAGGACCTGCTGCTGGATCGCCGGATCCGTGGGGTGCTCATCCAGGAGCCGCATGGAGGCGCGCAGCTCCTCTTGGCCCTTCTTGATCTTGTAGAGCCCTTCTTTGTCGGCCCAGGTCTTGGCCTCGTTGGTGGCCAGCCGGCGATCCTGCAGGGCGAGACGCCTCTCGGCGAGGTCGGCACCCTTGCCGTGGGCCGCGAGCTGCTTGTTTAGCATCGCGCGCTGGTTGGCCTCGCGCGCCTTCGCCTCGCGCTCGCGCTCCGCCATCTCCTCCTGGCGCGAGTGGATCTTCTCGTCGTACTCGGACTCCTTCTGCAGGGCGTGCAGGTAGGTCTCGTTGCTCTGGATCTCGGCGGCGGACATCCCGCGCCGCTCCAGCTCCGCCTTGGTCTCCTGAGCGATCGTCTTCCAGCGAGCCGCAAACAGGGCGTCGTTGTCGTTCTGGGCCGCGCGGTGGTTCGCCTCCATGTCCTGCATCCCGTAGCGGGCCTCCAGGACGTCCTCTTTCGCGGCGGCGACCTTGGCCTGCTTGCGCCGGTAGTCGTCCTCCATCATCTGGTCGAGCGCGATCAGCCCCTGGTTCCGGGCCTGGCCCACCTGCCCGATCTTCGCCGCCCCAGCGTTCTGCAGCCCCTGCCCGATTGAGCCCAGGGCGATCATCAGCGCGGCCCAGACCCTGTCGCCGGTCCCTTTCCCCTCGAAATAGCCCTTGGTGAGGTCCTTCTCCGCCTCCTGATGCGCGAGCTTGCGTGCCTCCATGGCGGAGGTCCGCTCAGCGCGGTCCTTGGCGCGGCTCTCAGCCGCGACCTGGGCGGCAGCGGTCTCCTGGTCCTGAAGGGCCTTCTCCTTATCGGCCTGCTTGATCTTCGCCTGGGCCGCGATCTTGGCCAGGTCCGTCTTGTGCTGGTCGACCTCCCCCTCGTAGGCGGTCAGCTTGCGGTGGTAGTCGATGTCGTTCTGGACATCGACCTTGGGGTCGCCGGTCTGCTTGGGCGGGGTGGGCGGGGGCCCTAGCGGCTTGAGGACAATTTCCTGCTCCTCGGGCTTCCCGCCGCCAGGGGGGACTTCGCCGGTCGGCCCGGGAGCCGTAGGCGTGGGGGCCAGCTCGGGGCCTGGCGGCGCGAGCTCGTCCCCCTGGGGGGTAGGGGCCAGGCTGGGCGTCGGTACGCCTACGGGCGGCTCAGCGGCCTGGGCGGGGGTCACGAACTGGGGCGTCTGGAGGGCGTCCGCGTTCTCCTCGTCCTCCGGCCGGATCAAGTCGGGCAGGGGCCCCGCGACGTCGCTAGGGTCCATCCCGTAGGTCGCCATCAGGCTGCCTTCCGGCTGCGACGGAGGGCTTGGGCCGACATGGCCAGCGCCGCGCCCAGGGCATTGCCGACGTCGAGCCGCAGCCGCCCGTCGCCGCCCCGGTCAACCATGGCGCGCCCAGCGGGCCCGCCGCGGAGGGCGTCCTGCGCCATGATCCCCACCCGCGGCCCCGGGGCCGCCCCAGGTACGGAGGTGTCCCGATACCGGAACGTGAACCCCTCCAGGGCGTCCGCCAGGCGGTCCAGGTTGGCGGGCGCGATGTCCGTCTTCTCGCGGACATCCGAGAGGGCCTTAATGACCCCAGGGGCCGCGCCGACGATCCCCCCGGCAAACTGCAGCTTGGCCGCCTCGTCCTTGGCCTGGGCGTCGGCAATCGCCTTGGCCGCGTCCAGCGAATACCCCTGGGCCTGCAGCTGCGCCATCAGCAGGTCGTGGCGGTCTTGCTGGTTCAGCTGGGCCTGGGCGGTCGACAGGTCCTGCTCGTTGCCGCGGATCCCGGCCAGCGCCCCGGTCAGCTGCTGGCGGGCGGTCGCCTGCTCCTGGGCGCGGAGAGCGCCCGCGTCCTCCCGGGCCTTGGCCGCGACATCCTGGGCCCCCATCTGGGCCCGCCGCAGGACCGAGCCCGGCGAGTGCCCGCCCTGCAGAGCCGCCGCCAGGCCGAACTGCTGCGCGCCCGCGCGCGCGGCCATGTTGCGTCCCTGGATCTCGGCGGCTGAGGGGACGTTGCCGGTCGCCGCGTCCTGGAGCCCGGTTAGGTTCTGGAACTGCAGCCGCCGAGCGGCGTCGATGAAGTCGGGGCCAGTCGGCTGCCCGGACCCGCCAGGCCCAGCCCCAGGCGGCGCAGCGGCCCCGGTAGGAGTACCACGAAACGCGGACTGGCCGGTCGGGCCCGGGGCCACATCACCCTGCGCGGGCTGCACGTTGGGGCCTCCAGGCGCAGGGTTAGTGCCCGCCGGAAACGGCGTCCCACGCTGCTGGGTCATCGTGGTCGCGCCCGCTGGGGGATGAGCGGGCGGCGGTGCCATCGGGCCCATGGCCATGGGCGGGGCCGCCGCAGGCGGAGGCGCGGTGGACGGAGGGACAGCGGTCGACGCGGGCCCATACCCAGCGCCTACGGCACCGCCCCGCTCGATCTGGTTGGTGATGCGCCCGCGCTCCTGGCCATAATTGCTGGATAGCTGGCCCAGCTGCCTTTGCTGATCGGAAAGCCCGGCCGTATCAGGACCGCCGAACAGCCCGCCGATCGCGCCGCCTACCTTCTTGGCGTCCTCGGCATACGAGCCGAGGGTCGACTGGCCGGTGATGTCCTTGACCGCCTGGCCCGGGTCGTACGAGAGGAGGCTCTTGCCGGCCCGGAGCGTGGGCGACCAGAGCGGCATCGCGTAGTCGAAGGCCTTGCCAAGATCGAAATCGAAGGGGATCCCAGCCATACCCCCGTGCCGCGAGTTACGTAAGGCGCGCCGTCGGGGCGTACAGCTTACGCAGGCCCTGCTTGATCCCTACGATCAGCGAGATGCCAGTGACGGCCATGGCGGAACTGTCCCCAGTTGCCACCTCAAACATCACCAGCTGGAAGCTGGAGACCTTCTCGATGCGGGGCCGGAGCTCCCAGGCCCACACCACCTCGGTGGCTTGCATGAGCCGCGATTTATTGATCCCGACATCGGTGTCGGCGTCTCCGTTAATGAACATCGAGACGTGGATCGTGTGGTCCTGGCGGGTGAGCCCCACGCCCTGGATCCGGTACAGGCGCTCGTATCCGCCTACCTGAGCCATCGAGACCCAGGGGGTCGAAAGCCCCATCGTGTAGATGGCAGCGCCCTCCAGATACGAGCTGTTCGACTCGGCGTAGACTGCGCCGTTCCAGTACGCGCCCAGGTCCCGCCAGACGGTGGCGGTGTTGGCAGGCTGCAGCTCGTAGACCGACCAGGCCCAGGAGACATAGTCGAGGACCAGCGTGAAGCCCGCGATGCTGTAGAGGCGGACCTGGTTCTGTTGGGCGATGTTGACCGCCGCCGAGATCTGGAGCGCGTTGTAGAGGTCGCGCAGCGGCTGCCCGATCTGGGTGGTGCCAGGGATCGGCGAGCTGACCGACAGGCCGCGGTCGAGCATCTGGTAGCTGCTGCCCCCCTTGAAGATCACGCCGTGCATGAACGTGACGACCGACTGGGGGTTCTCGGTCCCGATGCCGATGGCGACGGTGGCAATGTTGAACCCACCGTTACCAGCAGCGTCCGGACCATCGCCGCTAATGACATAGATCCGGCCCTTCTTGAAGACGACCACGCGGTCGTCGAGCGCGGCCAGGGCCGTGATGGGCGTGGCGTCGACCTCGCGCAGGTTGATAACAGTGTCCTCCGAGAAGCGCGGCCCCTGTCCATCTACGAACAGCGTGGAGGGCCACAGCCGGGTTGGGTCGCCAGCATCGACGATCCACAGGCGGTTCAGGGCGTTCAGGACCAGCGAGGTCGGCGGCAGGGCGTCTGCCTGCAGGATCCCGCCCTCGGTGTAGAGGGGCAGTGCGCTCGCGATGTCGGAGTCTGCCCGGCTGTCAGTGATGGTCCCGCTGGTGGCGTTGATCGAGTTGGCCTGCTGGGTAATGAGCGTCAGCTCCTCCGATTCGTTGGCCGCGGATCGGTAGATCTCGATCGAGAGCGTCGACGGATCCCAGCCGGACAGGTTCAGGTACTTAAAGACGATGTCGACATGGCCGTCGCCGCCGCCGAGAGTCACATCGAAGGGGAGCGATGGGGCCGAGCGCCAGACGTTGCCGTTGTTATCCCGCCGCACGAACACGGTCTGGTAGCGATAGGTCGCCCCAGCAGTCATGCTGCCGAGCGCCCCGGGCGTGATCGAGATGATCTCCGGCGCGTAGGGGAAACCGACCTCTCCGTAGTTTTTCCCGTCGAACTGGCAGAGCTGGCCGCCGGTGGCCACGAACAGCGAGTCGATCGCCTCGACGGGCCGCCCGACCGGTGCAACGGTGCCTGAGACCGGATAGCTGAGGGTCAGCGTGCTGGCCCCGCGAATGAGGTCGACGGAGCTGGCCACCGCCTCGACCTCGGTCACGTCCGTCAGCGCGATCATGAAGCTGTTCGAGCTGGATGCTGCCTGCGACTGATAGCCTCGGCCCGGCGGATAGGCCGATTCACGGTAGGCCGTGGCGAGCGGCGCGGGATAGGTGCCGGTCGGCCAATCGGGCCGGACCGCAAACAGGCTGTCGCCTGCCCAGATGAGAATGTTGACCGAGCCCTGCTTCCACGCCTTGCTGGCGAGCTTGGCCCACTTGTAGATCATGGTCCCGGTGCCGCTGATGCCTTTCCAGATTTGAGGGACCGTGCCGACGGCGTCGATGTACTCCCAGACCGCCTCGATGGTCGCGGCACCCGTGGACGTGTTGTAGGCGGTCGCGCCGTTGTTAGTGGCGGTCTTGGCCTCCGCGCCCGCGTACAGCACCGTCGTCGTTACGGCCTGTTGGTTGCCGCCCGAGGTGGTCAGGTTGAAGTGGGAGCGAGCGCCGTTGGTGGTGTCGAACGAGACGATGCTGCGGGCGGTGCCACCGCCGAAGTTCAGGACGTACGTGAACATCAGGTTAGGCACGACCGTCGCGGCGGCAGCGTCCTTGACCGTGTAGGTCGTGAAGGCCAGGCCGCTCGTGACCAGCGTTTCCAGCAGGTTGCCGCCAGCGTCCTTGAACGCGACCGCAAACCCGCCGCCGGTCGTGGTCGTGGCGTCAAACACCGGATCGACAGCCAGGGCGGACAGGATCGTCTCCGTCGGCGTGGTGCCGATGGTCGACAGGTTGAAGTCGACCATCGTGAGCCCGGTCGCCCCGATCGTGAGTCCGATGGCGTGGCCCGAGATGAACACGCAGTGCGGGTGGGTGGTGCCAGCTTTCTCGTAGGTCTGCACCTTCTGGCCGCTGACCTGGTCGATCAGATCAAAGACGGAGTTTCCCGGGCCCCGCTCATAGCCGACCAGGATGTAGCCAGAGCCGATGGCCACGTCCGAGCCGACGTAGACCGAGCTGACCAGGGAGCCGCTGCGGTTGATCGGCGTCTCGGTCGTTGCCACGGGTCCATCGAGCCCCGACCGCACGGTGCCGCCGGTCCCAGACGCGGCCCACTTCTGGGCGTCCGGCGAGTACACCGCGATGGGGGTCCCGCCGCTATAGCCGATCGAGGTGAGCGCCTCCTTGTAGGTGGCCAGCTGCCAGGACGTGGAGATGGTCCCGCCAGCGGTGGTCGTGTTGACCAGGGCGGTCGCGCCCTTGCGCTTGACGATCTGCCCCGTCCGGTCGATGTAGGCGTTGAGCAGGCCCAGCGTCCCCTCGCCGATGGGCAGCACCAGATCGGCGTAGTCGCGCCGCAGCCCTTTGCCGAGGGGGACGAAGACGGTCGACTTGCCGAGGGGCATCACCCCGTGCCGCGCGTACGATTGGGCTCAGACGTATCCGTACTTTGCGCCGGTCGTTCGGTTGTAGTCGCAGACGATGTCGGCGTCGGCGCGCGCGAAGTCGAGGATCCGGACGCTGGCCACCATGGCGTTGTTATTGGCCCCGCCCGAGAACCCGCCAACGCGGGTGCGGCCCCCTCCCGTTGCAGCGCTGGTCGTGGGCAGCGTCGCCACCTTGACGCCGTTGATCCAGAGGTCGATGTTGAAGTTGCCACCACCGCTGGATTGCCGCCGCACCGCCAGGTGGTTGAGGCGGAGGCGCGGGCCGATGTCGACGGGCCCCGGGAAAGCTGTGTTGATGGCGAAGTCGGCCCAGGACCACCCGGTGTTGCCGTAGTAGATGGCGTATCCGAGCGTGTCGTACTGGACGAAGGTCTGAACCGTGGTGGCGAAGATGTCGTTTCGGGTCCGGTACAAAAACTCGATGGTCATCTCGCCAGGCAGATCAAACGCCGACACGTTGGGCGCGATCAGGTCGTTGCCAGCGGCATGGAAGTCATAGCCCATGATCGACGTCCCGAACGTGTCGAGCGTGGCGTAGACCGCACTGCCCGAGACGAGCGCCAGATCGCGCGCGTTGCCGGAGGTGTCCGCGAGTGTGCCGTTCAGCTGCCACAGGGCGACGGTGCCGCTGATGTTCGGGTGGTAGCCGATGTCGCCCAGGCGGCAGGGGTCCTGGGTGCCGCCCCACGCTGGCCCCTGGATCGCCATCCCGCCGCCGAGCATCAGGAGAATCTCGCGCGAGCCGTGCTGAACGAGGCGATCACCTGAATGGCATAGGTGGTCCCGCTGGCGTTGCTGAAGTTCAACGAGATGTCGCCGCCTGAGGTAGCAGCCGCCAGCGTGAAGCCAGCCCCGTAGGTGTGGCAGACCGTGTCTGGGATCAGGTGCGTGGCCAGGGCCGCCGCGTTCACGGACACGCGAATGAACTGCGTCTCCGAGAAGATCACCGTCCCATCAACAGCCCAGGCGGTGGCGGTGGCGGTCACCCAGTAGTGGTGGCCTGCATCGAGCGCGACCGTGGTGATGTGCGTGGTCCCGTTGGCCAGCAGATCCGACTCCTGGACCGATGGCACCAGCTCCTGGACCACGCCCTCGCCGCTGCCCGCGAAGCCCGCCGAGCCCGACCACACGGTCTCGCCATCGGGGCCCAGCACCAGCACCTGCCCGCCGTCGCCGGTCTCGGGGCGGCCCACGAAGGCCTGGGTGAGCGAGTCGAAGCTGCGGCGGACCGCCAGGATGATCCGGTCCAAGATCGTGCTGCCCCCCGGGCTCCCCGCCGAGACCGGAGGTCGGAACGGGACCATCTGGTTCATCCGCCCCAGCCTACGTCGGTGATCGTGTGCGGGTTTTCGTCCTGGACGGCATCATCGAGCATGTCCGCCCGCATCTCCTGCAGGCGCACGTCGAGCGTAGCGCGCGTGTCGCTCTCCTCGCGCCAGAGCCCGCGGCGGCCCGCCTGCAGCTCCAGGTACTCGACCCACCGCTCCAGGTTGGTGTCCAGGTGCCAGGCGGCGTCCGTGGGTCCCGTGGGGAGGGTGGGCGCAGGGACGTAATAAACGCGATAGTTCGCCGCCGCGATTTCCTGGGGCTGGATCTGGAGGTTGGAGCCCAGTACGTGATAGCGGCGGTTCGGGCACCAGGGGATGGCCTTGATTGGGAGACCCCACCACGCGAACGAGTAACCCATATACGCGGCCCGCTCTTGGAAGTTGAACGGGCGGAGGGCCAGGCGGTTGAACGTGTCGGGGTCGGAGTCCACGCCCTTTACGCGCCGGAAGGTGGGCGTCAGCGTGGTGAGGTCGAAGCTCGACGAGCTCCCGGTCAGCGTGAAGTCATGGGTGGCGTAGAACGTGTCCCGATAGGCGTTGGCCACCCAGCCGTGCAGCTCGACGATCGCGTTCTTGATGTGCCGATACCACTCGGCGTCGTCGATCTGGTCATCGTCGATCTTGTCCGCCGTCTGTTTCGCGGCGAGGATCAGGTCAGCAATTGCAACCGCCACAGCGCCACCCGGGCACCGCGGTCAGCAGTGCTCCATCAGGTCTTTGAACGCGTCATAGGCTTTGTCGGAGTCGACCCCCTTGACGCCGATGGCCCGGAGAAAGTCGGACATGGCGGAGACTCCCGCCGCCTTGTCGGCGTCCTCGTCCTCCGACTCGGCGTCCGACTCGGGCTCGTCGCCCGCATAGTCCTCGCTCCCCTTCCCTTTCATCTTGTCAGGGGAGGGGAGCCCGATCGCGATGAAGCCCTTCTTAGCCATGGTTCACGCGTCGAATCCAATCAGGGTGAGGTGCACCTTGGAGCCGTCGGCAAACGCGGCGTCCGCGCCGGAGCTGGCGAGGATCCCCTGGACGTACAGGGTCTGCGTGCCGACGTTGCGCGCGTTGCAGGTGTTCGCGTTGGTGTTGCCGAAGGCCGTGTCGTCCGGCCCCTGCAGCACGCACCCCACCACCACGACCCGCTTAAAGGCGCGGTGGAGGGTGACGGTGAAGCGACCGGTCTTCGCGGCGGTGGCTGCCACCGTGAAGCCACTCAACGACGTGCCGTCGGAGGCGGACACGGCGTTGGTGGTGATGGTGAACCGCCCCGACATGATGACCGGCAACGTCGCCGCTGCCCCCTGGCAAACCTGAATCCCGGTCGTGACTTGGTAGGACATCGTCCCCCTCTTAGGTGCGGGTCGGCAGGATCAGCCGGCCATTCCAGCCCGGGGCGTGGCACTTCAGGTTGGCGTAGTAGCCGCAACGACCCGCGTACGCGTCCGCCCCGGACATACGCAGGAACTGGTTGCCGTCCAGGTTGAGGATCTTGGGAACCATCCCCAGCGAGATGACCTCCCAGGTATCCCGCTGCAGCGCCCAGACGTCGTTGATGTCGCAGAAGCGATCCTCGACGACCTCGGCCCCCTCGAACTTGAACGACTCAAACGCGATGTAACCCGTCGCGCTCTTGATCTCCGACCCGCTGTAGCGCCCCTGGCTCTGCAGGATCTTGCGCAGGTCCGCCGCGCGGTTCGGGTTCATGATGATCAGATCGACCGCTCCGCCGAGGCGGTTCACCTCCGCGGTGATGTCGATCGTGCCGTTCAGGATGTCGCCGCCGGTCGTCGACTGGTCGATGCACACCCCGTAAAAGGCGCTCGACTTGCGGCGGTCCCAGCCCGGGAACAGGTCATTGGCCGAGCTCGGCGCGGTGGATGGGATCCACGCGGGCAGGCCCGACATCTTGTAGCGCGTGGAGACCGAGGAGACTTGGCGGTCGCCCTCGCCGATCACAACGTCGCCAACCGCCAGCAGCGCGATCGTGGACATGGCGGCCGTCCAGGTGACCGTGCCAGCCGTCAGGTTCACGCTGTCGACGGTGAGCGTGGCACCAGCGGCTCGTGCGTCGCCGGTCTCACTGGGCGCGAAGAAGTAGGTCTGGCCGCGGTTGAAATTGACCGCCGATTCGCGCTTGGCCAGCGTCATCACCGTGGAGGTGACCGAGCTGGTCGAGGCGATCGTGCCGACCGTGCCGTAGCCCGACCGGAACAGGTCCACCGAGGCCTGGCGTCCGACCTTGCGTAGCGCGGAGTCGATCGAGAACTGCAGGGTCGGCATGAAGGCGTTGAGGTCACCCTTGGCAGCCTCGATCGCCATCCCCTTGATCGTGAAGCTCGCGAAGTCCTCGATCAGAGGCTCCGCGACCTGCACGCCCTGGATGCCGACGGTTCCGGCTTGGGTCTCAGCGACGAACATGTCGTGCGAGCGCCCGCCGACGTCGTCCGAGATCACCGGATAGTTGACCGTTGATCCGCCAGCGTTGGTGTCCTTCCCCAGGAGCGCAAACGTTGGGCTCTTTTTGAACGCGAGGGTCTCAACGAACTTGGGCGAGTAATGGATCTTGAGCAACGGGGCCGCGTTGCTCATATCGATAGCGACGTTGGGCGCAGCCATCTCCCGGCTTCCTTGCCGCCCACCTCGGGCAGCTGTTTCGTGTTAGCCCCTGTCGCTATCGGGGAGCGGCGCTTACGCTGGTGCGCCGTTTCGCCAACGTGCCGACTGTTACGAAACCGGAGCGGAAGGCTTGCCGTACCGGGCGAGAATCGCGGCCATGCGGGCTTTGCCGTCCATCGGCAGCCCGTCGTCGCCATCGGGCTGTGGCGCGGAGGTGCGGGTCATGCCGTTGGTGAGCGCCGAGGGTGGCTTGGCGGGCTCGGGCTTCTTACGCGGCCCCATCCCCTCGTCGGACAGGTACTTCTCGACCTTGTCCGCGATCATCCAGACGATCTGATCGGGAACGTCTCCGTGGAGCTTGTAGTAGGCCTCGATCTCGCCCCAGATCATCTGGTGCCCGAGCGCGCCGGTCGCGCGATCGTGTTTGGGCGAGGCGTCGATCGCCTCGAACACCTTTTTCTGGGCGGACTCGATCCGTTCGGCGCGGGCATCGGCCGCCGCCGCCTCATCCTCCTGCTTGAAACGAGCCTCGATGGCGTCCAGCCGCTTGGCCTCGGTGGGGGCCGCGTCGTCCCCCGGCGAGTCCACCAGGGCCTTGAGGTACGTCTTGACGTCCGGGTAGCCGCCCAGGCGCAGCAGGGCCGCCGGGTTGCGCTGCACCTCACTCCGAAGGTCGTCGTACTCCTTGGCGCGCGCCTCCAGCGCCTTGGCGCGGTTCTCGCGCTCCAGGGCGCGCTCAGCGCGCTTGGACGCGGCGGCCAGGATCTTCCGGGCCTTGGCTATCTCGGGCGTTTCAGCGGCGGCTGCGGGTGGCTCCTCGCCCTCGGCGGGCTTGGCGGGCTCTGCTGGCTCCGTTGGCGCTGCTGGCGCGGGTTCGGTAGGGGCAGGCGCTGCAGGGTCCGCGGCAGGCGTTGGATCGGCAGGGGTAGTTTCATCGCTCATTGTTTAACTTCCCGAACGAGGTTTGGATGGCGCGCGCCGCGATCCGCCATTCGAGGCAAAGGCGGCGAGTAAGCGGGCGATCGTCGGTGGACATGGCAGCCACGAGGTCGCCGCATTCCTGCAAGTAGTGATAGAAGCCCAGCGATAGACGAACCGTCGGCCGCGTGGCCTCAACGGGAGGGGCGCACGGTTGCGTGGGCTCCTCAACGTCGTCCTCGATTCCCGGGATCATGCCGCCGCCAGTTGGACCGGCGGGATCGCGCCAGCCTCGGGGGCCGGAGGAGCGCCGCCGCCAGCGCCAGGAGGAGGCGCTGCCTGCGCCTCAGGGCCACCCGCAGCCGCCGCTCCCACCACGCCATTGATCTTGCCTTGCAGCCGCTTGACCTCGTCGAGATACACGCGGAGGAGGTCGAGGTTCTTCTCGGGAACGTCTTCGAGCTCGCCGAGCTTCAGGTAGCGGACGCCGTTCTTGAGAGCCAGGGCCAGGTTGTCGTACTCGGTCGGCAGCTCCGCCTTCCCGTCGATCAGGATGTTCTCGATCTGCTGCGAGATGCGCATCTCGGCGGCGCGCTCGAACGAGAACTCCGCCTCCGGATCCAGGTCGTCGAGCGCCGCCTGGGCGCGGTCCTGATCCCACACCCCGCCGCGCACCAGGTTGGTGACGGTGTCGATGCGGTCGGCCGGAGTCTGCGACAGCAGGTTCTCGGGCCAGGTGTCGACCACGAAGTCCGTCTCCGTGAGGTCCGCGACCTCGGACCAGTCGATGGTCTGCAGGAACCTGTAGCCCGGGACCTTGGCGACGACCGAGTACGACTTGTTAGAGCCGTAAACGAGCTTGGCCATGTTGACCGCGATCTTGGCCAGCTCGACAAAGAACGCCTCGTAGCGGGCCTGCCGGACCGCCAGGCGGTTCTGCTGGATCTCCATCGAGGAGCGGACCGCCTCGCCGGACTCGAGACCGGCTTCGCGCTGCCCAGCCGCCGCGTTCTGGTTGATCCCGCACAGCTCGTAGGCCTGCTGGACGTGCTGGTTGAGCATGTCGTAGGGCTCGCGCGACAGCGCCTGCACGGTGAGCGCCTGGGGCGCGCCGCCGGTCCCCTCGATGAACGAGCCGATGTCGTTGCTGATGCCGCTGCGGTTGATCTTGGCCCCCTTGGGGAGCCACCACCGCGGCACGCACGCCAGCTTGATCGAGCGGTGGATGCGGGTGAGGAGGTTGTCGATCATCAGCTGGATGGGCGCGACGCCCTCAGCCAGCGAGCGACCCCACACGCCCGTGATCGCCGGATCGCTGACCAGCAGTACGAAGGGGACCCACTTAAACTTCCACTTCTCCTTGCGCAGCAGACAGCCGGGCTCATTGCCTGGGATCACGATGGCGTGGAAGCCGTCTTTGCTGGGCAGGGAGCGGCGATACAGCTCATAAACAGGGACCATCCGCGTGTTGAGACCGTTGCCGCTGGGGTCCTCGGAGCGGGCGTGGATGATCGCCATCTGCTTTTCCGGCGAGTCGCCAAACTCGTCGAGCAGGACCGTCTTGTCGATCAGCCGCTTGCGCCCGATGACCTGGGCATTGTTGAAACCGTTAAACCCTGCCGAGGCGTCGATCAGGATCTCGGTTGGGAGGATCCGCTCGATCTTCACGCGGCCGTCGTAGTGGCAGACCTGCAGGACCCCGCCTCCCATGAGCGCGTCATCCACGCAGACCATGCGGCCCAACTCATAGACGTCGTTCTCGGAGAAGATGCCGTCGTTGAGGTACTGCATCTTCTTGACCGCGCGGTGGGTCCGGCCGGTGCCGCCGGAGGCCAGGAAGCGAGGACGCGGGCGCGAGCGCGAGATGGTCGCCGCGTACGCCGAGATGACCGACCGCAGGACGTTCCAGACCTTGCGGTCGTAGAGCGTCCACAGGGGGACCATCGTGGACGTGGCCCCGACGGGCATCAGGGGGACCGCGGCGTTCTCGTACATCGCCACGTGGGTCGCGGCGGTGGCGCGGCGCATGATCTCGGACGCTGAGTCCTCGACCGCGCGCGAGTACTCGAAGGCATAGCGAGCGCGCAGCTCGTCCGGCACCTCCTCGGCCCAGAAGTCGATGTCAGGCTGGGCGGGCACCATGGGCTAGGACCGTTTGCCGTTGGCCTCGACGATGGCCGCCGCTGCTTTGTCGATCGCCTCCTGGTAGGCCTTCCCAGGATCGAAGTCCTCCTCCTCGGGGCCGCCCGCCGCCATCTCGGCGGACCTGGGCTGCGGCCAGGCGGGCTGCAGCTCTAGGCACATCTCGGGCGTCTCATACTTGGTCACGCCGTGCGCGCGGAGAGCGCCGAGGAGCCCGAGCAGCGCCTCCAGGTCGTCGTTGGACATCAGTCCGGGTGCCGCCTGTTACGGATCGGGCGGCACGCTGGCGATGCAGCCGCGTCTCACGAAGGCCGAGGCAGCCAAGCGAGAGCTGGACCGGCGTGCGCGACGGGCCCGCTTTGATCCTATCGCCATCTGTCACCCCAAACAGGCGGCGGTGGTGGCGGACCCGTCGCGCAACCTGGTCGTGGTCGCCGGTCGGCAATCGGGCAAGTCGTTCGTGGCGGTGCTTTGCGCGCTCCTGTGGGCTCGTTCAACCGAGCGCTGCAACGTTGTCTACGTCTCCGCGACGTACGCCTCGGTCAAGAAGATGGCTTGGCAGCCGTTGCTGGCCATAAACCGCGAGTACGCCCTCGGCGGCCACCCCAACTACACCGAGCTGTCGATGTCGTTCCCCAACGGCTCGACGATCTACCTGCTGGGCGTCGACTCCGAGAAGTCAGCCGACAAAGCCCGCGGCATCCCGCGCCTGGTGGGCGCGATCGTCGACGAGTGTGCCCGCTACGACCCCGATGTCCTCCGATACCTGCTGCGTGACGTGATCCGGCCGGGTCTCAGGCCCATGGCGGGGCGGATCATGTTGGCCGGGACCCCGAGCCCGCTCGGGAAAGTGGGCCCGCTGTGGGAGGCCCGCGAAAATCCCGCGTTTTCGCACCACACCTGGGACGCCTACGACAACACCAAGGTCGGGACCCGCGAGCAGATCGAGAAGATCATCGAGGACGACCTCAAGACCGAGCTCCAGGGGCGCGAAGGGGCGTGGTTCCGACGCGAATATCTCGCGGAATGGGTCGTGGACGAGGAGTCGCGCGTCTATCACTTCGACGAGGACCGCAACACCTACGACCAGCTGCCCAACGACCTCAACATGTTCGCGTGCGCCGGCGACATCGGCGTGCGGGACGCCGACGCCATGGCCATCGTGGGCTGGAACGACGACCGGCCCGACCTGTATCTGGTCGAGGAGGTGATCCGACGCGGCCAAGACGCGCTCGATATGGGCGTCGAGGTCGAACGGGTGTGGAACACATTCAATCCGATCGTGCTGGCCTTCGACGGAGGCGGCGGTGGGCTCAAGACGATCCTCACCATCCAGCACCTCTACCCCAACGCGCCGATCAAGGCGGTCGACAAACCCAACGTGAACATGCAGGTCAAGGCCTTGAACCAGCTCCTGCGCCGCCTCAAGGTCCGGCGCGGGTCTCGCTTCTACGAGGAGGTCCGCAACAGCGAGTGGCTGCACGGGATCGTCAACGGACGGATCCGCGAGTACGGCCACAGCGACATCGTTCCCGCCATGCGCTACCTGGCGGTCGAGGTGCTCCAATACCTGCCCGGCGAGCTGGAGGTCTTCCGGGCCCCGCCGCCGAGCCTCCAGGACCGATACCGCGAGCAGGCGGTGCGGGAGGCCCGCCGCGTGCGACAGAACGGTGGCATCCAGGGCCTGCCGCCCGTGGACGACGAGGGGCGCGACTACCTGGAAACCACCGAGGAGCTCCCCGAGCCCGGCTGGAATCCGTGGGGCGGCGGCCAGGCCTGGTAGGGGGGGGCATAAATAACTCGGCGCGGCCCGATTTACGTCCACCCCCCATCCACCGTGTTGCACACGGTGAGTAACACGATTACTGTATGAGACATGAAAAACACCACCGACCCCCTGGTTACCGCGACCCTAACCCGCAACGAGTTTGGAAGTGTCCGGATCCGATTCACGGCCCTGCGCGCTCCCGGCCAGAAGATGCCGACCGGCGCGGAGGAGCGCCTCTTCAGCGCCCGCATCTACGAGCTGGCCGCCGCGATGGAGCGCGCCCTGGCGACCCTGGGCGAGACCTGGGCGGTCAGCGCAAGCACCTGGGACCGCAAGATCGACATCGAGGGCGGCGACAATGACCTCCCCGCCACCATCGAGAAGTTCGCGCGCCGGATCCTGGCGGAGTGTTCGATCCCGGTCGCCACCGAGGGCCTGGCCAAGCTGAACCGGAGGGCCCGCTAACATGGCCCCCAAGGTGCGCGAGGCCTCCTGCACCGAGGAGGTCAAGGCGCTGGTGGACTTCGGGATCACGGACCGCAAGGGGCGCGCGATCGGGGCCCAGATCGCAACCTGGGAGGCGGAGTACGTACCGGTCGCCGCGGATCAGGCCGACAAGGACTACGGTCCCGAGGGCTGGTACATCAACCGCCAGCCGGGCCGCTACTACGGGTTCCGGCCCTGGGCGACGCGCAACGGGAAGCACTACGGGGCCATGCAGCCCAGCTACCTGTACGCGACCACCGAGGAGCGCGAGGCGGCCATCGCCAAGTACCTGGACAGCGCCCGCAAGCGCAACGCCAAGCTGTTCGCGCCGGAGGAGGTGACAGTTGCCCGCCCCCGCTAACCACGCTGGCCGCACCCGTGAGGACCGCAAGTTCCTGACGGCCCCGGTCACCAAGGACGAGAAGCGCCGCGCGGTCGACAAGGCCAGGCGGCTCAAGATCTCGGTCTCCGACCTGGTTCGCCTCGCGGTGGAGGCGTACGAGCCATGAGGACCTGCCACCACGGAGAGCCCAGCGACATGATCTGCTCCAACTGCGTCGAGGAGGAGAAGCTGTCCCGGGAACAGATCGCGCACGCCCGAGCGATCCGCCTCCTGCGCGACTGGCTGCACGTGTCGGGGGCCGACGCCAGCTTGCGCCGCCGGACGCGGGCCCTGATCCGCACCTGGGATAGCCGCCGCCTCTAAGACCGCCAACGGCAACACCGCCAAGGGGGCCCCGACCGAGGGGCCCTTCTCATTGGGACCGCTGGGCACAGGGCCATGGCGAAGCGCAAGGACAAGCACCTGGCCGCAGCCGCGCCCCTCACTCTAGGAGCCCCCATGGTTGACGCCGACCGAGACCCAGCCGATCCCGATAGCGCGGCCCACGACGCGCTCGTGACCCTGCTCCAGCAGACCAGCGAGAACACCTTCCCCTCGGGGGGCGTGTTCGACGGGATCCTGACCAGCGAGAACCGCGCCGTCGTCGTGGCCCTGGCGGCGATCGGGCTCATCCTGGATAAGCGACTCGCGATGAGCGAGCGGCAACGCGGCTAATTTCCCTCGCGTCCACTAGTCTCGTTTGGCATGCGCCACCCCCTGGGCGACCACGATCGCATATAGCAGCGAGCGGGCTTGATCCCCCGTCAACACTTCGATGTCCTCAATCGTGGCGTGGTGTAGCTTCCCGTCCGTTAAGCCTCGGGGTCCCCACCGATCGGGTAGTGGAGCTGCCGATAGTCGTCGACCACGAAGGTCAGCTCGCTAATCAGGTCCAGGGCATCGGGCGGGAGCGGCTGCGAACCCTCTGCCAGCTCCATCCATCTCAGGAGCGCCTTGGCCTGCAGGTAGTCGCTGGCGGTCTCGATCTCGATCTTCATGCCCGCAGCCTATCGCGTCCCCTGGGTAAGGTGACCACCCTATTCCAGTGTCACGTGAAACACGCTACCCATGCTGGTGCGTGCGGCCTGACTAACGTCGGTGCTAGCAATCGGAGTCAGGGGGGTCCCGGGCCTTGTAAACCCGGGGCCCTTCGGGCTTCTTAGGGTCCGCCGCCTCGGACCGCTCGGGTTTGGTTACCTCATCTCGAAAATGAGGCCCTCCGCAAGGGGGGCCATACCAAGCCCACTTTTTGCCCGGGGCGGCGGTTAGTCTTCTGGCGGTCAGGCGTGCCCGGAGTGGCCACAACGGGATCGTCCTGCAGGGCGATGGGGGTGCGGGCGTGGGTAACCACGTCCCGACTCCCACGCGGGTTCAAATCCCGCCCCTGACCACTTACTCGCCAGGCCCGTAGACCACCAGCGTGTGCGCGATCTGGCACCAGGGCACGCGCACGATCCCAGCATGCGTGCGGATGTCGATCCCGAACAGTCCCTCCGTCCCGTCCACGTCCCACAGCACATCGATCGGCCGCGCGATGTGGGGCAGCTGCTGCACCGAGGCCAGGGCGATCTTCCGGTACCGCGTCACCTTCCCCAGATTCGGCGGCTCCACTAGAACACCGGCCGGAGGCGGATCCCGTGCTGGCGCGCGATCATGGTGGCGACGGGACTCGTGCGCGTGGTCGTTTCCAGGCATGTCAGATCAAACCCTCCCTCCTGCAGAAGCCGCATGGCCACCTTCGCCTGCCGGTACTCGGCCCGCACATACACGTAGTCCACGTGCTTGGGCGGCTCGCCCACCAGCCAGCCCACGATCACCCTGGGCGTCTCCGGCGGGTGCGCCACGATCGCCAGCCGCCTCCGCCCTTGCATCGTCAGCAGCACCTGCAGGTGCGCGCGCAGCCCGTCCAGGTAATCCTTCCCCTCGATCACCCGATACTGCTCGCGCGCCGAGCGCGCCCACGTCTCGAACACGTACCCCACGTCGTCGCTATCGAGCGGCCGCACCGCGATCGGGATCAGCTCCCCGGAGTGGCGTCCAGCATGCGATCCCAAGTCCCTCGCCGATCCTCACGCATCAAATCCGCCACGACCGGATCCGCCTCCAGCCGTCGCAGCGCCCCAGGTCCTGACGGTATCCCCTGACGGTATGACACCCCCGCCCTGCGGAGCCGCCGCAGGAGCCCAGGGTCACACGCCTTGACCAGCTCCCGGAGCGTCAGTGGCCGCTTTGCCTCCGCCTGCACGTAGGCCACGATCTCCTGCACTACCCGTCGTACCGTTCCATACGAGACGCCCAGCCGGAGCTGTCGGCAGATCTCCCGATACCCGACGCCCTGGGCGTGTAGGTCCAGGATCGCCCTCCGTACCCCGGGCCGGAGCTCCACAGGCGCGCGCCCACCGCGCCGCTTGAACCTCCGCATCCTGCGCCGCCGGAGGTCGAACTTGGCCCTGGCCCTCCGTACATCCGCCGCCTCACCTCGACCGCCCAGCAGGCCCAACCTGGCCTCCGGGCGGCTGGCCCGGCCCCCACGCCCACCATCGTACGCAAACCGCCTCACGCGCAGCCTAGGGCCGTCTGACGTCCGTATTACGACCCGATCCGGGTCGGGCATCCCCTCGGCCGATAGACGCCGCTCCCATCGGCAAAAAAGTGGCAGTGGGCCAGGCCTCCGCCGCGTCGCCCCCCGATCGGGGGTCAGCGACCCCCCGGGGTACCCCCCCCGCCCTGTTGATTTCATTTGACACCCCCCCGGGGGTTTCGCGGGTTACTCACCCTGAGCCTCGACCAGGGAGCCCAGCTCCTCGTCCGAGGCGCGGGCCGGATCCCATCCCACGGCAGCCGCGCGGGCTTCTGCCGACAGGGACCGCACCACAAACGCTAGAGACTGCAAGGCCTTGAAGTGTTTCTGGTCCAGCAGCCCGCCCGTCTTCTCGACCGCCTCCAGCATGCTGATCTGGCGGGAGGTCAGCTTGCGGAGCGCCTCGATCTGGTCGGTGAACGAGCGGTCAGGCTGGCCCTCGATCTGCTGCCGCAGCTCCGCCTCGCGCGCGGCCTGGGCGTCTAGGATCTTCCGGCGCGTCTCCGCCTTGCGCTTCAGGAAGACCGACCGGTCGAAGTCGTCCCCTTGTTTTCCCCCAGGTACAGAGAGGCGCGGCCAATCCGGCACGCGTCCAACCTTGCGACTTTCTTAGGCCCAAGTCGAGCGCGGAACCTTACGTGGGTTCCGAGGTCAAGGGGCAAAAACGAGAAACGCCACCCCTTGCGCGGGGGCCGCCGCACGAAAATTGGGTCCGGCCCACAACATCCCGTCAAGTCCCTTCACGCCTGACCAGCCGCAGGGCTCCCGGATACATCGGCCTCATCGTGCCGTAAAGCACCAGGATCTTAGGACCTTGGCTGGGCTCCAGATGTGGGCAGGGTTCAGGAATCTGCTCGCACGAAGGCAACACCGCCAGCGCTGACACGGCTGTGGCGGTCTTGAGGGCCTGACGCCTGGTGATCCGCATCGTTGCAGGGGTGGGAATCGAACCCACTTGGTGGGGTTATGAGCCCCATGACGCTCCGGTCGTCCACCCTGCAGGCCCACATTGCGTCGGCCTGCCCGGTCAGGGCAAGCTCGTGAACGGAGGTTCGGCGAGATGCGTGAGATCCTGACTTGGTTCGGCTGGTTCGGAGCCATCGGTCTCGGGCTGTCGTTCGTGATGGGCGTGATCCGCACGGTCGTGCAGCGCGAGCTGGACAGAGAGCGCCGTCGCTCGGGTCCGCCTCCGTCCTCTGGGTAAACCGCTAGACCACCCGTGCCATCCTGGCCGGGGCCGACGGGCTTTCGCCCAACGGCACTACGCCCTACCTGTTGAGCGACCGCAGGCTGCTAGCGCGGGGGTGGTCCTGGTGGTGGCACTCACCCGCGCCTCTGACCTGTTGGGTATCTCGCTCCGACCGGGCCCGCTGGCCTGCCAGCTTCGCCAACCTTCCCAGGCTACCGGGAGTCCTGGGCCGCGTGCGACCGTGAGGGTTGGCTTCCCGCCACACGATACGGGCGTGCGGGCCCGCGGGGCCATTTGGGTTCTCGACCTTGCGGTCTCCCCTCCGTCCCCCTCGACGGGAAAACTGAAACTGTTGACTGCCGACCCCGGGGTCGGCAGTTTCAACCAGCTGGGCTCGTGCTTCACGCCATGGGACCGGCACCTCCGCCGCCCCTGCTGGTTTCGCCGCTGGCAGGGGCGTTTTTCGTCCGCCCGTCACGCCACGCCCCACGGCCCGAGCAGGTCTGCCCACTGCTCGAAGGCTGCTTGGAGTTTCGGCGGCAAGTGACCCCACGGCAGGCGCTCCTCGACGATCCTGCCTAGCTCTCCTCGCAGAGCCGCGTCCAGATCTTTCAACTCGCTAAGGACTACCAGGTACAGATCCTCGCCTGGCGATTTCACGATCCCCCCTTCGCGAGCAACCGCATCGCTCGTCGTTGCAGCCCCACGCTGGCGCGCACGAGCAGACGCGCTAACCGCATCAGGACCGTTGCCGTTAGGTGCCGGATCGATGCGCGCACGACCTACACGCTGGCAGCGCGATCGTTGCTTGACCAGCACGAAAAAACAGCCCGGCGCGTCCTCAACAGCTGCCGCTAGTTAGTTCGAGTTCGCGATCTGCGGCTCGTTTTCCCGTTGCCCACGATCGGGTCGTAATGCTTGGTTGCGATCTGTGGGGTTGCTGCTCGTTGTGGAGCGGTCCCAACGGAGGTGAACCTAATGACTGCGACGTCGTTGGACGATGTATTGGTCGCGTTTGCACACGCACGCGAGGATCTGGCCAAGGCCGCGGGCACATGCCAACGCCTGCAGAACGAGCTCGACTTCGCCCACCGTCACGAGCGCGAGAAGCGGGCGCTGGTGGACCGCCTGCGCTCCGAGGCCATGTCGCTCATGCCGCGCGGCTGGGCCCAGGAGGTCGAGACATGAGCGGCGAGCTGATCAAGCAGGAATCCGTGGCTGCAGTGCGCGTCGAGGAGAGCGAGTTTACCGTCGACGACCTGGTCCGCCAGGTGGAGAAGATCCGCGAGGCCATGCGGCGCGTGATGCGGGCTGGCGTCCACTACGGGACCATCGAGGGGATGGAGAAGCCCTCGCTGTGGAAGCCCGGGGCTGAGGTGCTTTGTATGCTGTTTCGGCTTGCGCCGGAAATGACTATTGTCCGCGCCGTCGAAACCAGCGACGAGATCACGTTCGTGATCCGTTGCGACCTGACCCAAATGTCGACGGGCGTCCGTTACGGGTCCGGAATTGGTTCCTGCTCGTCGCGCGAGAAGAAGTACGGCACGCGCCAGGCCCAGCGGACGTGCCCCTACTGCAAGCGGGCCTCGATCTTCGTGTCCAAGAAGGAGCCAGGCTTCTACTGCTACGGCAAGGTCGGCGGCTGCGGGCGCAACTTCCAGCCCAACGACCAGCGCATCACCAATCAACCCGTCGGGACCATCCCTAACCCGGACATTTGGGAACAGCACAACACGCTGCTCAAGATGGCCCAGAAGCGGGCGCTCGTTGCGGCGGTGCTGGCCTGCACGGCAGCCTCGGACTCGTTTACGCAGGACCTCGAAGACAAAACCGGCGAGCCCGAGCCCGAGGGACCCCCTGCGCCGGTGCGCGGCCCGCACCCCGAGGGCCAGACGGTGGGCAAGCCCGAGGCCCAGCCGACGGTGACCGCCACCGATACGGGGCCGGGCCCGACCATGAAGCAGCTGCGGTTCTACTACCGAATGCTGGAGCAGCTGAACGTGACCGAGACCGAGGCCCTGGGACGCGTCGGTGAAATCGTCGGGCACAAGGTCGAGGCCCCGGAGGACCTGACCGGGCCGGAGATGTCGCGGGTGCTGGACCACATGCAGAAGGCCGTCGAGGCCAACACCGGAGGTGCTGAATGAGACTGAAGAAGAAGATCAAGGTGGAGCTGAAACGCGCGCCCATGCCGAGCTGGATGCGATTCCAGCAGGACGTGCTGCAGCTCCTGCGCGATGCCCTGCGACCGCCGACGGCCGAGGGGATCCACGTCACCATCGACACCGTCGCTGGCGCGCGCGTCTCGGGCAAGGTCACGCGGGCGTCGGTGTTCGGGATCCACGTGACCAGCAACGATCACTCGCGGGCGCTGGCTGCGTACGTGCCCCTGCAGGCCATCGACGTGATGGACATCGAGCCCACCTGGCAGGCCGAGCAGCTGCACCAGGATCCCAACGAGCCAGGCGAGGATCAGCCGGAGCCCGATCCGGATCTGCCGCCGCAAGATGACGAGGCTGCGCCCGATGCCGCAGTCGTGCCCTAACTGCCGGCAGCCCGTCCGCTGGTTGTTGACCACATTCGGGGAGCGTATGCCCGTCGACGCCGATCCAGTCCCGGGGGGGACCATCGCGATCGATGAGGCTGGGCGAGCCGTCAAGGTCGCGGGATCGCCGGACCGACGGGCATACGTTCCCCACTACCTCACCTGCGCGCGGTCGTATCTCGCGCCGAAACGAAAGCGAAAGGCCAAACGATGATTGACGCGCGTCACCTGGGTCCTGGGGGATATTGCGGGGAGGCTCGACACCTCCTGGCGGAGAACCTGATCTGGACGGTCGACGACCTCCGGCGCGACGCCTTCGTCGCCATGGTGGACCTGGGTGGCGCGCGGTTTGACGCGAGGACGACAGCCAAGGAGATCCTCGACGCGGCCATGCGAGCGCTGTCGCTGTCGGACCGCCTGGCGGTGGATGGCTGGTATGCCGATTACGTCGAGGACGTGCGGCGCGGGACCATCCCAGCCACGCATGTGTTCAACCGAGTGCTGGCGATGGAGCTGTCGGGGCGTGTGCTGCCGAAGACCGAGGGGGCCGGGCCCTCGACGATCTGGGGCAACGTCGACTGTGCGTGGTGCACCTCGGAGTCGACCGGCAAAGATCCCGAGACCATCGCGGTGGTGCTGCAGCACTACCTGGACAGCCCAGGCGATCGGCCGCCGCCCCAGGAGGACCTGCACCTCGCTTACCTGGGCCTGGCCTGGGCGGAGACCAACGAGGTCGAGCGCGCTCGCGTGGGTCGCTGCTTCCACCGCCCCGCCGGCGAGCCGCGCTACGAGTGGTCGCCGGTGCTGGGCGATCACGAGCTGGCGGCGATTTGGCGACGGGTCCGGCAGACGGTGGCTGCACCACGCACCGCCTCGGTGTCGGCCTATTGCGAGGTCTGCCCGGCCCGGCGGCACTGCCAGGCCTGGCTCCTGCCAGCGGTGATGGGCGCGCACGAGGCGCTGCGTCCGTTCCAGCGCAAGGGCGGCCCACCGCTCAATAAGCAGACCGCGGGCAAGGCGCTGCGGATCGTGGGCGCGATGAAGGACGCCGCGGCGCTGGTCGAGGGGCAGCTGCGCGCCTACGCGCGCGCCGAGGGGGGGATCCCCGACGGCCGCGGCAACGTGTGGGGGCCCGTGCAGGGCAAGGGAAAGCAAACCGGTGAGGTGTTCCAATGGCGCGAGGACAAGTAGTCAGCTACGTCGAGGACCTCGACGACGAGGTGCGGGAGCAGGCCTGCGGGCCTGGCGAGAACATCTTCCTGCGACCCAGTTGCCATCCCACGTACGGGCTGTTTCCGGTGTATCGGCCCGAGATGAGCTGCCTCGCGTTCCTGTGCGCGCACTGCGGGAGCGAGTGGGGCCCGCGCGTGGTGATCGCCCACGATCCGCGGCGAGCCAACTAGTGGCCTACCTGATCCACATGGGCGATTGTCTCGATCCCGAGACGGGCCTGGCCACATTGGGCGATGGCGCGATCGATCACGTGATCACCGATCCGCCCTACGAGGCGGAGGCCCACACCTCGGCCCGACTGGTGGCGCGCGGCGGAGGCGTCCTGTGCGAGGAGCCGCTGGATTTTGCGCCGATCACCGAGGAGGTGCGCCGCGAGGCGGCTCTGCACTTCGCGCGGGTGGCGCGGCGGTGGTCGCTGATGTTTTGCCAGGCGGAGGCCATCGCGCTGTGGCGCGACGCCATGCAGATGGGCGGGGCCAGCTACCGGCGCTCGTGCGTGTGGATCAAGCCCGGGGCCAAACCGCAGTACTCGGGCGATCGGCCCGGTATCGGCTACGAGTCGATCGTCGTCTGCCACGCCCCGGGGCGCAGCACCTGGAACGGCGGAGGCCAGCTGGGCGTGTTCACGTTCACGGTGCCGCAGCACGGTCGCCTGCACATGACCGAGAAGCCGCTGGCCCTGATGGAGACGCTGGTGCGCCTGTTCACCGATCCCGGCGACACCATCGTCGATCCGTTCATGGGCTCCGGCACGACGGGCGTGGCTGCCGTCCACCTGGGCCGCAACTTCATCGGCTGGGAAAAGGACCCGCGCTACTTCCGGGTGGCGCAGCGACGGCTGGCGCGCGTGCGCGAGCAGCTGGAGATTCGAGCGGAGCGGCCCGAGCCGATCCAGGAGGAGCTCCCGCTATGAAGCTGCCTAACCTGCCGCCGATCTACCTGCGCCCGCCCGATGTGCGGCGAGCCGTGATCATGTGCCAGGCCGAGGGCCAGTTCCGATCACATGATTATGTGGGTAAGGACGCGGTGTGGGACCAGGCCCAGCGGCTGCGGGACGTGTTCCTGCAGTTCCAGTGTGAACGTTGCGGCAACGTTCGGCGGTGGGGCAACGAGACCATCGGGCTCCAGCATTCCCGGACTGACGCTGACGCCGAGGCTGCCGTTGCCGCCGAGCTGGCGGAGGCGGAGGGCGACGGATGAGCTGCTACCCAACGATCCTGGTCGCCAGCAAGTTCGTGACCTGGGTGGCGTGGAAGCGTCTCCCACCCGAGCTGCGCGCCCAGGTCAAGGCGAAACGCCATCCCCAGGGAACGTTTCTAACGGCGCTGGGCCCAGCTGGTTGGCCCTGGGTGCAGGAACAGGCCCAACGTTGGGGCGTCCGGGAATGGCGCAGGGGGGCATGGCGGGTGGTGAAAGGTAATAGTCTTATTTTGACTATCGGTGTCCCGGGGGGGCGACGGTAGTGTCTTCTACTGATGGGCGTTACCTACTTCGTGGCGGGGGGATCCAATCCCCCTACCTCACCACGACCGAGGCGGCGGCCTATCTCCGATACCAATCAGGGGCGGCGATCCGCCAGGCGAAGGCTCGCGGGCTTCTCAGGCCCGTCGGGCGACGCGGTCACACGGACCTCTACCTGGTGTCGGACTTGGATCTGTACGCAACCAACGGAGGACACCATGGCGAAGCGTCAGCGCAACAAGAGCAACAAGGTCGGCAAGAACATCTGGAAGGTCCACGGAGGCTTCATCGTTCGGGCGACGGTCAAGAACCCAAACCGTCGCTGGCCGCTCGATACGGAACGGTTCGTGGCCACCACCTCGAAGAAGGAGGCGATCGCGGCGCAACGAAACCTGCGGGACGAATTAAGCCATACCGTCCGCGGCGACGTTGATCAGGGACTCAATATCCTGTTTAGGACTTTTTGCGCAACGAGGATCGAGCGACGCGTTGCCACTGGTGACATCAGCTCCAACGCCACCCTGAAAAAGGTTAACGCCCAGCTGAAACACGTTTTGTCAATATGGGGAGATTTTTATTTGGACAGGGTCTCGCGCGACGCGGTAGAGAGTTGGTATGCCGAGCTGTGCCGGATCGCCCGCGGCGAGCAGTACAAGGGGCGCAAGTACAGCCCCTGGACGGTGCGCGGGTGGTGGGCCGCGTTTCGGGCGGTCATGACCCAGTACGCGCAGACCTACGGGCGGATCGATCCGGCGCAGGGGATGGACAACATCTCGCTCGACGGACACGTGACCTACACGCTGGCGGAGTCCTGCAGCCTGACGCTCGACGAGATCCCCTCGTTCATGAGGGCGACCAGGAAGATCGCGCCTGACCACCTGGCGCGCTTCTCGTTCGGCATGTTGACCAGCCGCCGATCTGCCGAGCTGCGGCCCCTGCGCCGCCGCGGGCCGGACGCCGACATCAACTGGGAGACGGGCGTCATCTTGATCCGGCGCTCGCACACCATCGGCGAGCCCAAGCGCGGCACCAAGACTGGCGAGACCTTCTCGATCGGCCTGCCGCGGTGCCTGCTGGACGTCCTGCGCGAGCATGCCGACAGGCTGGACCGGGAAGGGGACACCAGCGATCTGCTGTTCCCAGGGCGAGGGGGCCGCTATGAGAGCGACAAGGCCCTCGACCAGGTCCTGCCGGAGATCTGCAAGGAGGCTGGCATTTCCAAGAAGCTGACCAGCAAGTTCATGCGGCGCACGTTCCACGACCTCATGCGCGCCGCCGGGATCTCGGACCTGCTGGTCAAGTCCATGGGCGGTCACTCGATCGTCCACATCCCTGGTGCCACCCGCAAGACGCTGGCGGCGCTGTACAGCACGATCAAGCCCGCCGAGCAGGCGGCGGCCATCGAGAAGATGGCGCGCCTGTGCGGCGTGTTCGATGGCGACGGACCCACGCTGGTCCGGGGCGTTTCCGCCCAGCCCGAGGTCGCGTTTGATTGCGACCTCAAAGAGGCGGCATAGAGGGGCCCCATGGGGGCCTAGGAGGATAGCGGCATGGCTGCACCGGCGTTGCAGAACGGAGCGAATCAAGGCGGGCTTGCCAGCAAAGGCCTGGCGACGCTGGGCGCGAAGACCTGGGGCGACGCCCTGCGGTTCATTCGCGTCGAGCGCGGTTTCAGCTACAAGGACGTGGCCAACAGCGTCTGCCGGGATCGTCCCAACGATCCTCGCAACTGGGAGATGGGCGTCAAGGTGCCGGACAAGTACGACCTGCGCCGCCTCTACAACGCGTTGCCGAAGCTCCGACACGCGGTCCATCTGCTCCCCTCCCACCTCCGCGAGGACATCCCCCCTCCGACGGCGGACGCACCACAAGCAGCTCCCTCGGTGTCTCCGTCGCCGGAGGGGCCTCCGGGCTCTCCGGCGGAGGTTGCCACGGCCATGCCCGCGTCCGCGCCCGCCCCGACCACCGTGGCCCCGGAACCTACGATGGTGATCTCCACGGTCCCGGACCCGCTGCCGCCGCAGTGGAAGACGTTCGGGGAGGCGCTGGAGGCGCTGATCCGGCGCGAGAAGATGACCCAGAGCGACTTCGCCACGACCTCGGGCCTCGGGCAGAGCACCATCTCGGCGTACGTGCGCGGCTACCGCATCCTCAACGACAAGAAGCACCCCGTGGGGATGAGCCATCTTGTATACGAGCGGCTGCTGGCGCTGTTGCCGGACCTCAAGTACGCCCCGCGCCCGCGGGTCTCCTCGAAGGCGTTCCAGCAGATCCCGGGCCGCCAGACCGAGGGGAACAAGATCCCTGCCAAGCCGCTGGTCCCGGCGGCCCCGAAGGGCGCTGTGGCGCGCCCGCCGGAGGACGACGTCGCTGTCCGAGAGCGACGCCCCCTCCCTCCCATGCCCGAGACGCTGCGTAAGCCCGCCCCGGTCGTCGCGCCTGCGACCATGGTGGATAAGGCCAAGGCGATCGGTGAAGCCGCTGCCGCATGGGGCGTGGCCATCGTCAACGTGGAGCGGCTGCGCGCCGAGCTGGCGTCGGCCGAGGCGGAGGTCGTAACGACCTATGAGCGAGTCCAACGACTCGTCAAACCAGGGCCGGGTTCGGGCAGCTAAGATCCGAGAGCTCGTCTCGCAGCAGCTCCGATTCGCGCGGCACCAGATCGGATTGACACAAGCACAGCTCGCGGCGATCGCGGGCATCAAGCAGACACTGGTCTCCAAAATGGAGCGAGGGCAGTGCCTTACGATCCTCAACCTGACGATCGTGGCTCAGGCGCTAGACGTCCCGATGGCGCGGTTGTTCACGGACCTGTAAACGCCGAAGCACATTAGTTGGTAACCCGGGCGGAGGGAACCTTCGGCAGAAAGTGACTATTTCGAAATGAGGTGGGCGCTGGTTGGCTCACGCGAGTATCGGGATCTGCAGGCGGTGCGCGAAGTGGTGCGGCTATTCCCCGCGCGTGGGACGGTGATCGTCTCCGGGGGAGCGCGGGGGGTAGATCAGGCGGCGGCGGAGGAGGCCAAGAAGTTAGGACTGCCGGTCGTCGAGTACCTGCCGGATTGGCATCGCCATGGGCGGGCGGCAGGGATGATCCGCAACAGGCAGATCGTCGCCAACGCCGACGCCGTGATCGCGTTCTGGGATGGGCAAAGCAGAGGCACGCGGCACACCGTTGAGTTGGCTAACAAGGTTGGGATCCCGGTGTACCTGTTCAAGGGGAGGCGGAAATGAAGTTGGAGTCGCGAACCGAACACGCAGCGGCGCTCGATTGGATGCAGTGGGTGATGAAGGAGCATGGGCCCCGCATGCCGGAGCCCGTGGGCGCGTGGTTCAACCATGTGGCGCGGATGGTCGACCAGTATGAGCGGGTCCATTACCCGATCGCCGCGCCCGAGGCTGGCGATCCGTGCTTCGACTGTGGCCACGTCCACGAGGGGCCGGAGACCGCCTCGCCCTACGAGGAGATGCCGCCGGGCAAGGCGTGCATCAAGTGCGCGTGCAAGGTGCGGACGTGACCTTCACCTTCCACGTCTGGGAGCCCGTCCTGTGGTGCTGGGCTGCGTTTGCGGCTGGGTATCACCTTCGCGGGCGTCTCGATGTGTGGCGCATCGAGCGGTGGTTGAAGGAGCTGCCGCCCGAGAAGCGTGGGCTCGTATCGCAATTTTTGGAGGAGGTAGTGAATGCCAAGAAGCAGCGTGACCGGCCGCGACCCAACTAGGGAGCGGCCGTGTCCGCGGTGCGGGAAGCCCGTGCCGTATTGGAAGGTGGGCGGGTTCACCGTCCAGAGTCGCCACAAGAACCCCGAAACGAAACGCTGGTGCGTGCGGAAAGATCCGCGGAAGGATCCGCCATGAGTGACCACGAGAGACACGCGGTGCTGTTGCCGACGGCCTGGGGCGAGGACACGCCCCGGATCGTGCGGACGTCCTGGCGCGTGCCCTGCGCCAGCTGCGGGCAGCCCTGCTTCATGTCGACGGGCGGCGCGCGGTACGCCAACGGTTACCAGCCCCAGTGTATCCCCTGCTTCGAGAAGGCCATCGGCCCGGACCGCGCGCGGTTCGCGATCCGGCAGGCCATGCAGACTTACTACCAGGCCCACGACGCGGGCTGCTGCCCGGCCGGGATCTGCCCGGTGATCGGCTGCCACAATGGCCCGGCGGAGATCAATTAGCGTGTGGCGCTACCAGCTAGTGCGACGGGTGTACAAGAAGGGGACGCCACAGGAGGAGGCGATCGTCTCGGTCCATGAGGTCTTCTTCCCGTCGCCGGACACCGAGATCCCGGACTCGATCACCGAGACGCCCATCAGTGCCAGCGGCGACAGCGTGGTCGAGGTGGCTGGCATCCTGCGGATGATGGCCAAGGCGCCTGACTATCCTCTGCTCAACTGGGATGGGTTCGGGATCGGCTCGCGGGAGCCGAAGTTCGCCTTTTACTGCGATCGGTGCCCTGGCGAGTACCTCGCGGAGCTCCCGATCCTGAAATGCCCGGTGGGCCATGGCGATGACGTGTAAGGCAGAGGGCTGCAGCGCCGCCAGGCGGCCCGAGAACATCCTGTGCAGGCGCCACTGGTTCATGTTGCCGTACGGGCTGCGGCGGCGGATCTCGCAGCGCGAGTCGCTGTCGGACGTGAAGAGGCTGGAGACGATGGCGATCAAGATGATCTGGGACCTCGAAAACTCGGTGGTGCTGAGGTGGTCAGGGACGATCGGAGGCGGTTCATGAACGCGCCTGAAAACGAGCTGCCCATCTGGGTCATCTTCCACAACCCCACCGACTACCCCGGCAAGTACGTGGTGCGCGTCCAGCGGGCTGGGCCTGGGACCCTGACCAACGACCCCATGCCCAGGGCGGTGGTCAACACGCTGGAGGCGGCGCGCGCGGCGATCCCCTCCTGGTGCGTGTGCCTGGGCCGCAAGCTGGACGATGTGCCGCAGATCGTGGAGGTATGGTTGTGACCGATGAAACGCCTCGGCCCCTGGATCCTGGCCCTCGCGGCCGTCCTGTTCCTGTTGGGCTCGGTCTACTTCTGGAGCCAGCGGTGACCACCCCGAAGTGGTTCAGCTGGGCCCAGACGATCGGCTCATCGACCAGCGCCTACGCGTACGCCAGCTGGTACGCCCCCCAGCCATGGCCGCCGCCCGTGCGCGCCACAGCTAACCCCTACGCGGCGGACCCCGACGCCAGGCACCTTGCCCGCATGAAGCGAGACCTCGCGGCACCGTGGCCCCCACGGAGGCCCACGTGAGGCCTGTGCTGGCCATCGTCCTGGCCCTGGTGCGCGTTCTGGGTGCGGCGTTTACCTACATGATCCGGAGGTGATGCGTGCGATACAGATTCCAAAAGAGCTGGTGCTCTGCCTGCAAGCTGATGCAGTACCCCGGCGAATGCGGCCACCCGTACCTGGTCGCGCCCGACGTGAGCCCGCGGCGCGTCCGGTTTGGCCTGACCCCGAGCGACGGGGCCGGGATCAAGGCGGCGGCGCTCGCCGAGCTGGTAAAACAGATCGATGGGGGAAGACCTGGGGACGCGGGCTCGCAGAAACCGCTATTCAAGCCACTTCCGCGGCGTTAGAGGATGCGCGGCGGAACCCTCACAGGGTTCCCTAACTCCGCGCACCCCGCCCTAAGTCCGCGGCGCGTGCGGAGATGCGCGTCACCCGCCACCACCGACCGTATGGGGTCGTAACAACGTTTGTGGGGTTTTTCGTGGGGGCAACATGGGCGACATCGAGGACCTGACCAAGTACCGGGCCGCGCAGGTGGCTGCCGTTAGGCGCCTGGTTGAGGAGCTGCGGCAAATAGTCAGCAACGGGATAGTCATTTCCTGCGTTTGCCACCATGGGCAAGAATACCATTCTCGGGTCGGGTGCTTAATTGTTGGTTGCGGTTGCCCTGCCGAAACTTCCCACTTGATCGCCCCATGTCCTCCGGGGTAAGCCCGATCGCAAGGGGAGCGGTGGCCCCGGGCGACTTGGCGGGGCCAGCTTCCCGAACTTCAAACCGGAGGCTGGAATAGCGTGATCGACAACGACGACCTACGAGTGGCCGAGCTTGAGGTGCTAGCCGAGCTTGGGACGGCTGACGCCAATAGGATACTGGAACAGCTGCCGGTCCGGCTTAAGGCGGACCGTGCGCGCGTAGGCGCGGATCTGCAGCGCCTGGAAAAGAAGGGCCTGGTCGCCCGCGTCGCGGGCTTCACCCTCACGCAGACGGGCCGCGAACTTCTGACCGCCATCGCGACCATCAAATCGTCATTCCCGGGCCAGGGCCGCGTGGCACAGCCCCACGCCAACGGCGTCGCCAAAGAAGAGTAGCCTCTAGTCCGCCGCCATGGCCCAACGGTAGGGCGACGGTTTTTCTAGCCCGGAGTGTGCCGGTTCGAGTCCGGCTGGCGGCTCCTTGCCCCCCCCGTGGCCTAATGGCAAAGGCGACGGTGTTTAGATCCGGAGTATGGGGGTTCGAATCCCCTCGGGGGGACCAGTAGTCTAGAAATGACTTAGGCCACCATGGCTCAGGGGTTAGAGCGACGGCACGTCAAGCAGCCGGAGTGGATGGGTTCGAGTCCCATTGGTGGCTCCGTTTCCCTCCGTGGCTTAACGGCAAAGCGACGGCAACCTAGGCCGGAGTATGGGGGTTCGATTCCTCCCGGAGGGACAGGCTTTAGGCGCTCAGCGTGCAGCGGGCGAAGGCGTTGGCGGAGAGCTGCGTGCAGCCGGTGGCGTTGGGGTGGGTCCCATCCGAGGTCAGGATCCCGGTCGTCACGTTCGAGCCGTTGTTGGCGATTTCGTAAGCCTGTTGCATCGCTCGCTGGTTGATGAAGCAGGCCCCGGTCTCCATGGCCACCCAGTTGACCGCGTTGGCCACGGCCTGGATCAGGCGCCCGACGGCATCGGGCATGTTCTCCTTCACACACGTGGGGCCGACGAAGGCCAGCTTGTTCGCGGCGCGTCCGCTGCCGGTCCATTTGGTCACCATCGAGCGGCAGGCGGCGACGGTGTCCGGGATCTCGGTGTGGAGGGTGGTGTCGTTGATCCCCCCCTCGATGAAACAGGCTTGCGGGTTCAGCGCCAGCACGTCCGCGTTGAAGCGCGCGTCCATCTGGGGGAGCGTGTTTCCCGAGACGCCCTTGTTGCTGGTCGTGATCGCGCTGCCACCCAGGCCCGAAAGGCCCGAGTTGATCGAGGTGATCAGCGGGTTCATCCATGGCGTGGGGCCCGGGATGCCTGCCGTGATCGAGTCCCCGATAAACACGACCAGATCGGCGCCCTTGATCAGGATGTTGACCGTGGGCTGGGGGCCCCAGTACGGGTTACGGAGGAGGTTCGTGCACGGAAACTGGCATTGCCAGATCTCGGTTAGGAAGTCGTAAACCTGCTGATTGGTCGGATAGGGCGAGGCCCATTCGAATCCGCCCACCACCTGGCCGTTGAGGAATTCGCCGGGGCTGAAATTCCCGCCGAGCAAGAGCCCCGTGTACGAGCTGGCCCCCGCGTTGCCGGTGACCACGTAGCCGCCGCTAGTCGAATAGGGCTGGGTTACGTTCATGTCCACGCGGGACGTGGCGCCGTTGAATTCGGCGTAGAGCGTGTTCCACTTGCCCGCCGTGGGGCCGATGCCGTTGGCTCCGCCCGAGCTGATGAACGTGCTGCCCGCCATCCCGAGCCACGGCGGAACCGAGCTATTTAGATTGAGGAGGGTCCGATTCGTTCCGGGCGTGCCATCGGTAAACGTGTGGTTCGCGCCGTCGGCGGTGTTCTGCTTGACGATCATCAGCCGCATGTATGGCTGCGACAGGCTGCCCTTCGTGAACAGCAGCCGGCGGTCGCCGCCAGCGCTGAAGTCGATGCTGTAGCCGCCCGAGGCGGCCTGGGCGAGCGTGGGGCCGGTGCCGCTCGGAAGCGTGGCAGCCTCTCCTGCGCCAGCTTTGTTGCGGACCACGCCCGTGGGGATGGCGCCGCTGACAGTGAGCGTGGAGTTGCGCTGGCGATCGTAATCGAACGGATCCAGCCACCAGGTCAGCGACGCCTGGTTGGGGATCCGGAGGTGAAACGTGTTCGGGCGGCCGAAAGCTGGCATGGCTTACACCGCGTAGATCTGGTTGATGTAGAGCCAGTTCACGCCGTCGAATTGGAAGTAATAGGCGATGACCGAGGTGGGCGTCGCGCCGGAGACGACCAGGTTGCCACCCGCCAGACCGCCGTTGGCAATCGTCATCGAGAACGCCGTGGCATCGCGACGCACGATTTCGACCACGGTTCCCGCGGGAGGCGATCCCGTCGTGCCGAGGGTGATGACGTGGTTGCCCGTGTATGTGGTGGCGGGCAGCGTGTAGCGGCTGGCCTTGTCGGTGCCCGGGTTGATGGTGACGTCGGCGTTGGTGATGGCGGTGCCAGAGACCGGCGTGGTCGCGTTGCTGGAGCCGCCTCCTCCGCCTCCTCCGCCCAGGACCCAGCGGAGGCTCGGGCAGCCGAGCACCGTCTCGACGTTGGTGTGGTCGATGGTGGCCGTCGAGACCTGGAGGCCCCAGGAATTGGCCGCGGTGTCGACTACCGTGATGCCGACCGGGAAACCCGTGGGGTCCAGCGTGGCGAGGTCGATGACCTGCACCTTGAGGACCTGAGGGACTTGGGCGTTGGCGTTGCCCGCAACGACAGGGATCAGGGCCACGTTAGATCTCCTTCCCGACGGCAATGACCGTCAGGGTCCCGGTCCCCGACGTGAAGGTGTAACCGACGCGCAACCAGTCATAGGGGTACTGATTGAAGTTCACGCCGAACGTCGCGCCCGCGGAGCCCGCCGGGTTGGTTGGCGCGGTGCCAGTGGGCGTGACCGTGAACCAGTTGCCGGAGCTGGCGGTGCCGTCGGCTGAGTCGTTGGAGCCGAAGAACGTCCAGCTCCCGGTCGCCGCGGTCCCGGTGAACGTGTATTCGAGACCGATGTTGTCGACCGCGCGGGTGTAAAACCCATTCGAGCTGATGTTGGCGGTCATCGCGACCGCATCAACCATCCGAAATCGAAGTCGTACGCTGGCCATCGCCCCTCCTCGGGTTTGCCGTTTCTGAGCGGCTGCTGGCCACGTGCCCGGTGTTACGTAACGGGCGGCACTCGGTGTGTTTCCACCGACGTCTCCAGCTGGCGATAGCGGCCAGGACCTGGAGGCCGAGGGCGCGCTGGCGGCGATCGGGCTTGAGCCCTGGTTGCGCGCCACGCCCAAGTTCGGCGTCCAGCAGCGCGCGCGCTCGTCGGGCATGGGCAAGCGCATCGGCTCGGACATCCTGAA